GGCCTACCAGACCGACCGAGGCCGCCAGTCCTGGCTCGACGCGACCGCCGAGGTCCAGGAAGCCGCCCTGGTCCGCGCGACCGACTACATCGAGACGCGGTTCGGCCGGCGCTTCATCGGCTCGCCCCTGGGCGATGTCCAGGAGCTCGCCTGGCCGCGCTTGCTGGCCGTGTACCCGCGGACCGGGAACTCGTTCCCGACCGACGAGGTCCCCGAGGATGTCCTCAACGCGACGATCCTCTACGCCGGCGAGATCATCGGCCCGGACGGCGATGACCTGGAGCTCATGACCGAGCTCGCCATCACGCCCGAGATCGCCTCGAGCAACGTGAAGAGCAAGAAGGAGAAGGTCGACGTCCTCGAGGAGTCGACCGAGTTCTTCGGCGGCGGCGAGACCCTCCGAACGATCCAGCCGTTCCCCGAAGCCGACCGCCTTCTCCGGGCCTGGCTCCGAGGCGGCGGGGTCGGCGGACTCACGGCGAGGATCTAGACATGGCGCTCGAAGACACGGCTCTCCGCTTGATCGAGAAGTTCGGCGAAGGCCGGACCGTCTCGCTCCTGGTCCCGGCGGCAACGCCCGCGGATCCGGCGAAGCCCTTCGACGTCGACCCGACATCGACCGAGGCCGCGATCTCCGCGCCGGCGGTCGTCACCCCGATCCGGCGGAGCCTGGTCGACGGGAACTCGGTCCGCCAGGGCGACGAGGTCGCCTTGATCGCTGGCCTCTCGTTCGGCTCAACGGTCCCGACTGTAGCGGACAAGATCCTCGACGAAGGCGTGGAGAAGAACATCATCGCCGTCGATCGTATCCGCCCAGGGAAGACCGACTTCCTCTGGAAGCTACAAGTGAGGGCTCCCTGAGATGGCGAAGATCTTCAACCCGATCGAGATCTCCCGCTCGCTCGAGCGGACCCTCTTCGAGGACGTCGGCGAGACCGCCTTCGCGATCCTCCGGAACCTGGTCTTCGCCTCCCCAGTCGGGGATCCGGAGAGCTGGCAGAACCCCGACTCGGCCGCGCCAGGCTACGTCGGCGGACACTTCCGGCGGAACTGGATCGTCTCGATCGGCGGCTTCAACACGTCCGAGCTCGGCGGCGCGGATGAGCCCGCGGCCTCCACGCTGGCGCGCGGCAAGGCCCAGACCTCGACCTGGGCGGCGACCGCGAAGTTCAACACCCAGCTCGTCATCCAGAACAACGTCCCCTACGCGAACCGCCTCGCCCAGGGTCACAGCCTCCAGGCCGAGGCCGGCTGGGTCGACGTCAACATCGACCTCGCCCTCCGGTTCCCAGGCGGGACGAGGACCCTCGCATAGTGGGCGCTTCGACCAGAACCCCGGCCCAGTTCCGCGACGCGGTTCGCTCCGCGTTCGCGATTCACTGGACCGCCGCCGGCGAGGATCTCGAGATCGTCGCCTGGGACAACCTCGACTTCGACCCCGAGAACCGTGACGCCTACGTCCTCTTCGGGCTCGCTCATGCTTCCGGATCCCAGGCGTCGCTCGGGACCGGGACCGACATCCAGATCCGGCGGAGCGTCGTCCTCGCCGCCCAGATCTTCGTCCGGCATAACACCGGCCAGGCGCGAGCGGACGCCCTGGCCGAGATCATCCTCGACTTCGTGGAGTCGGTGAAGATCGCCGGGATCCGCTTCCGCGACCAGGGCCAGGTCGACGCCGGCCGCTCGAACCAGTGGTTCGAGGTCGTCGTCACCGCGCAATTAGATTATGATTCCTTCCGGAACGTGTGAGGCGTCCCTTGATAACTCCAGGAGACCGCCACCATGTCCGACACTAACCGAGTAGGGCTTCGCTTTTTCCAGTCCTCGCAACGGACCGCCCCGATCCCCGGCGGTCCTTTCAACCTTGACCAGCTCCGCTTCACCGGGACGCCGAACCTCGCGTTCGCGCCGAACACGATCACGAGCGAGGAGATCCGGCCCGACCGCCAGATCTCGGACCTCATCCTCGTCGGCGCGGAAGCCGGCGGCGACACCGGGATCGAGCTCTCGTTCAAGGCCTTCGACGCGCTCATTGCCGGCGCGCTCTTCTCAACCTTCACGTCGCCAGTCCTGAAACAAGGGACCGGCGAGATCACCGGCTTCGCGGCTGGGACGGTCGACGTCGATGACGGGACCGACTTCATCGTCGGCCAGGTCTTCCGACTCGACGCTCTCGCGACCGGCGACGTCGGCGACGGGATCTTCGAGATCACCGGGATCGCCGTCGACACGCTCACGGCCGGCCCGCTTGCCGGAACCGCGACGACCGCCATCCAGGGAACCGAGACCGCCGACGCGGACACGACCCTCCAGGTCACGGGCTTCGTCGCCCAGGGCGTCGGGGACATCTCCCTCGTCGTCACCGGATCCGACGCCGTCTTCACCTTCCCCGCCGGCGCGCTCGACAACGCCCTCGGGAACGGCGTCCCCCTGGCGATCGGCGGCTGGCTCAAGTTCGCCGAGTTCCCGATCGTCGGGAACAACGTCTGGACCAGGATCCGCGAGATCGACCTCGCCCTGGACACGGTCACGGCCGACGCTCAAAGCTCCCACGCGACCGACCCGGCCGCCGGCGAGAACGTCCAGGCCTTCTACGGGGCCAGGGTCGAGAACGGCGCGGACGCGATCGAGACGGTCCAGTTCGCGGTCGAGCGACGCTTCGAGGACCACAACCCAGTCACGCGCGAGCTCTTCCTCGGGATGGCGCTCAACAACTTCTCGATCAACCTCTCGCCCCAGGCGATCGCGGTCGGCTCCTTGACCTGGTTCGGCTTCAACTCGACCGTCTCGGACAACTCGGGCGGCTCCTATCCGGAGCTCTACGCGAACCTCCCGGCCGACATCCCCGCGCCCCAGTTCGACGTCTACAACACGAGCTCGGACATCGGCCGGCTCGGCCGAGGCGTGGATCCGATCGACGTCGCCGGCGAGAACTTCGTCCTCGAGGCGACGATCGAGATCAACAACAACCTCCGCCGCCAGCCCGCCGTCGGCGTGTTCGGCGCTTCCGGGATCGGCCTCGGCGAGTTCTCCGTGACGGGGACGCTCTCGACCTACTTCGACAACGACGACATCCTCCAGATCATCCTCGACAATTCGGAGACGACGCTCGACCTCATCATGCAAGGCGAGGACGGTCGCTCGATGATCTTCGACCTCCCGCGGATCAAGTTCTCGGGCGGAGCCCCTGATGTACCGGGCAAAAATCAAGATGTTACTATTCCCGGAACCTACCAGGCGATCCTCGACGCGGATCTCGGCTACACGATGAGCGTCCAGAACGTGAGCTTCGCCAGGTAACAACAAGACACCGGGCGACGACGCCCCAGGAGAAGACCGTGAGAGTCTACGAGGCGTTCGAGACATCCGACCGACTGGCAAGTGAGGGACGACAATGCGACATCGAGTTCGGCGGGAAAGTGATCGCGAGAGTCTGGGTCCGACCAGCGGATCCCGTTCTCAACGCCGACTACCGGCGCGAGCTCGCGGAGCTCTCGGTCGGGCTCATCAAGTCGGGAGAGATCAACGACATCGACGAGGACACGGACCGGGCGCTTCTCTGGAAGGTCTACGGCCGGACCGTCGTCACGAAGATCGACTGGACCGACCCGGCCGACAAGAAGGACCCGAAGCTCCGGATCCATCCGAACCTCAAGGCCGAGACCCGCGAGAAGAACTTCGTCACGCTATGCCAGCGCGTCCCGAAGTTCTTCGAGGGGATCCAGAAGGTCGCGCGCCAGTGGTCGCAATACCGCGCGGCCCACGAAGAGGACGCCGCGGGAAACTAGCCGCCGTTCTCGATCACAACCTCCGGCTCGGGGACGCGGAGACCCAGGAGAAGGTCATCGCCGCGCACAAGGCGAGAGGCCTCACGCCGCCCGAGAACCTGGTCAACCCGCCGAAGATCGAGCTCCGCTTCCTGGTCTACTGGGAGGCCTTCCAGGATCTCCAGACCGAGCGCGTGAACCCGCGCGGGATGATCCCGATCGGGAAGATCATCGAGTACGCCGACCGCTACAAGCTCGACCCGGACACGCTCAAGCGGATCGTCTGGAAGACCGACGCCGTCCTCCTGGAACACTGGAAGGGCGTCGACGCGGCCGAGAAGGCGAAGGCCGAGAGCGACCGCAAGAACAAGGCCGCCGGCCTGGGAGCTAAGTCATGACCGACCGCGTCATCCGCGTCGTCCTGGACGGCTCCGGCGTTCGACGCGGGGCCGCCGGCGTGAAGAAGAACCTCGACGGGATCCAGGGCAAGGCGAAGGGCGTGACCTCCCAGTTCAAGCTCGCCGCGAAGGCCGCCGCCGGCTTCGCCGCCGCGCTGGCGATCCGCGAGATCATCCAGCTCACGAACACCTACCAGACCCTCCAGAACTCCCTCCGCGTCGTCACCGACGGCCAGGAGGAGCTCAACGAGGCCGCGACCCGGCTCTTCGACATCGCCCAGAACACGCGCGCGCCCCTCGAGGCCGTCACGCAGCTCTACTCCCGCGCGGCGATCGCCGCCGGCGAGCTCGGGGCCAGCCAGGAGCAACTCTTCCGCCTCACCGAGATCACCGGCAAGGCCCTAGCGATCCAGGGATCCAGCGCCGCCGAGGCGTCCGGCGCTCTCCGCCAGCTCTCCCAGTCCTTCGCCTCCGGCATTGTCCGCGCCGAGGAGTTCAACTCGATCCTCGAGGGCGCGTTCCCTCTCGCCCAGGCCGCGGCCCGAGGCCTCGATGAGGCCGGCGGATCCGTCGCCAAATTGCGGAACCTGGTCATCGAGGGGAAGGTCAAGTCGGAGGACTTCTTCGAGGCCATCCTCAAGGGCGGGAAGGGGATCGACGAGCAATTCGAGAACACCCAGATCACGATCTCCCAGGCGACGACCAACATCAACAACTCCCTCATCTCGTTCGTCGGGCGACTCTCCGAGACCTCCGGCGTCGGCGAGGGCCTGGCGAAGATCCTCGTCGGGGTCTCCGACACGATCGACGACCTCGCGGACGCCTTCCTGGGGACGCTCGAGCCTGGGGACGACGTCAACGCCGCGCTCCAGATCTTCGTCTCGGTCGTCCTGGTCGCGGTCCAGGTAGTCGACGCCCTGGCGAGCTCGCTCATCACGGTCCTCTCGACGGCCTTCACGGTCCTCGGCGAAACGATCGGAGCATCGGCGGCCGCGATCGCCGCGTTCTTCTCGGGCGACTTCGACCTGGCCGGCCGGATCCTGGACGACCTGGACGAACGCAACCTCGACGCGATCGTCGGGAACTTCTCCCAGCTCAAGGACGACCTCATCAACGAGACCTCGGTCACGATCGAGACGCTCGCGAAGCTCTGGTTCCGAGGCGCTCGGGAGATCGCCGACGCGGCCGCGGCTGGAACCGAAGGCGGAGGGACCGCCGGCAAGGCCGGCCTCGTCGTGGATCCGGAGGACTTCGCGGACGCCCAGGAAGCGGTCCTCGACTTCATCACGTCGCTCGAACAACAGGAAGAAGTCCTTCGCCTCACGAAGGAGCTCGGCGACGACGCGGCGGCGGCGATCGCCATCTACAAGGACGAGATCGCCCTCGCGGCCGCGGCCCAGGAGATCTTCGGCGACCTGGCTCCGACCGAAGAGGTCCTGGCGCTTCGCGACGCCTTCGTCGAGATGGGCGCGGACGCCCTGGAGTCGATCCGGGCCTACAACGAAGAGATCGCCGCGGCGGATCTCAAGGCGACCTTCGACGAACAGATCGCCGCCCTCGAGGAGGAGATCATGCTCCTCGGCGCGTCGAACGAGATCCTCGCCATCAACGCCCAGCTCCGGGCCATCGCCGCCGGCGCAACGGTCGAACAGGCCGAGAGCATCCGGGCGCTCACCGAAGAGCTCCTGGACGAGACCGACAAGCTCCGCCAACAGGAGGACGTCCTCACGGGCTTCTTCGAGGAGATCGGGAGAAGCGCCCAGCGCGAGCTCTCCGGCCTCCTGGCGGATCCCCTGGCCGATGGCCTGGATGAGCTCCCGCTCCGCTTCGCGCGCGTCCTGCAACAACTAGCAGCCGACGCCCTGGCCGCGGAGATCTTCCAGATCCTCCGGAACTTCGGCTCGTCCGGAACCGGCGGCGGCGCGGGCGGCTTCGCCCAGTTCGTCGGCGGGCTCTTCGGCGGCGGCTTCGCGGCTGGCGGCCAGGTCTCCGGCGGCCGGCCGATCATCGTCGGCGAGCGCGGTCCCGAGCTCTTCACGCCTCCAGGCGCGGGCGCGATCCAGCCGAACATCAACATCAACCAGGCGGCCCAGGCTCCCCCCCAGATCCAGATCATCAACACGATCGACACCGCGGAGATCACCGGGGCCTTCAATAGCGGCGAGGGCGACACGGTCCTCCTCAACAGAATCGGCGCAAGGCGGACCGCGTTCCGCTCGGCCCTGGGAGTCTAGGATGTCCTACCTCGAACAAGCTCTTCTCGCGGACGGCGTGACGGCCGACGGTCGGATCGTCGCCTCCCTGGCAATGATCGAACACGCGAAGAACGCGAACGTCCTCTCGCTCGACGGGGTCGGCTCGAACAACGGCTCGGGCTACGTCGTCGGCGAGACCTTCGACATCGTCGGCGGCTCGGTCGTCTCGATCAACGGCGTCTCGGTCGTTGCCCGCGGCGTCGTCGTTGCCATCTCCGGCGATGACGTGACCGAGGTCAAGATCACGAGCTCGGGGATCTACACGTCGCTCCCTGGGACGACCGACATCGCCACGACGAACGCCTCCGGGATCGGCGACGATCTCCTCGAGGTCGACCTCACGACCCAGGCCGCCCAGTTCACCGAGGACCGGAACACCTTCACGGATCTCATCACCGACTTCGAGTGGCTGGCGACATCGGTCAAGGCGACGAACGCGCCGACGATCGGCGTCGACACCCAGCTCTCGGGCGCGGACGACGGCTTCCAGTTCGTCGTCGGCGACTCGTTCGACAACGGCTCGACCTTCCTCACCCAGCCAGGAGCGCCGCCCGACAATGAGATGTTCGCGGCGTGTCCGAACCAGGACCCGGACATCTTCATCTCGACGACCGAGCGGCGGATGAACGTCCTCGTCTCGGACGGGACCAACAAGCAATACTTCGGCCTCGGGCTCTTCATCCCGTTCACGAACTCCGACCTCAACTATCCCTTCCCGGCGATCGTCCACGCCCAGGGCCGCGGGATCCAGGCGATCAACGCCGCCAGGTCGACGACGAACTCGGGGATCGTCAACTT